AAAATATTTAAGAAAAGATCGAAAACTCATTCTAGTTGGTCTAGAAAATAAAATTTTCCTCTTAATCCTGGCTTTGTTGGCCACTGTCTCTGTTTCATTCCTTCGCTTCTGGGCTCGTGAACGAACATCTTCGACATCAGTTCAATTCGATCTGGAAACTCTGATCTTTTCAAAGCTTCGATCGTTTCGAACATTCCTGCGCGGACCATCCATTTGAGTGTGCTCCACCTCGGTTCTTGCTTCCACTTGATAGTGATATGCAAAAACACCTTTTCACATAATCTGTGAAACCGGTCGTGCATTCCCATAGCTGCCATCGCTAAACCGACCGCTGATGCGGCGAGTCTGCCATAGTCCTGGGGTCTCTCTGGATAGTACAGGTGTCGTAGTAGGTCAGTTTCCTCTCTCCAGCATGATCCAAATTTGTTACTGTAACTGAGAACTGTCATTCCAGTCACTTTTCCTTGTATCATACTCTTCTTGACGTTAAGCGCAGCGTTGAAATAATATTCAGCAGCGTTTGCTAACATGTCGAGAAAGTTGTTTCCATAAATTTGAAACATTCTTTCGAAAAAACGAATAATCGAATCGTCTCCCTGAAAGAGTGCCCAAAAATTCTCAGACTCAATGTTGACTCCAAGTGCTTTGAGTACAGTGTATATCATAACTGCATTAGCAAAAGAATCCATGAGTTGAGTTTGTTGGAAACCTGACGCGAAACCGTTCCAAAACCACCCCCAAACTTCGCGGTTTGGTAGAAGTACAGGAGTGCGTCGAATTGCGTGACACATCCATTTCCACAGCCTTTCGAGCCGTTCTTCCTTTCTTGGTGTAGCCTTTGGATAAATAGAGGTACTCTCATATTGAGAGAAGTCGAAATAGCCTCTCCAGATATCATGAACGTCTGAGATCAACTCGTGCAAAAGTCGTTTGTCAAATTGTCTCCAATCCACTCCCAAAACTGTGTTTGGCGGACCGTGATCATGCATTTCCTGAAAAAGTTTTTTCCATCCTCCTTTGGACATTTCTCGTCCCCATAGAAGTCTTCCGCGACCTGTGTTAAGGTAAGTCGCTTGCATTGGCCAGATGAATGGTAGTTCGGCTTGTAAAAGAAGTTTTGTTGCTCCGAATACTGCTCGAATCTTG